TTGTTTTTGTAATTTTCCATCCAATACAATCAAGAATTGATTTTAGAGGGTCTAAAAATGCCTTCTCAAATTGTAAATCATAATCTATATATTTGTCAAGATCCAGTTCCTTTGGGAATTGTTGAATAAAGGAAATAATGTTTTCGTGAATTGGATTTGGTTTTTTTAAATAACAGTATTTAATTTTTTCACCATTATTAATCATAGAATATTTGTGAGAGAGATTTTTTTCCTTTACATAATGATTATATAAGAGAGCACCACGTACGTGAATAGGAGTTCCCTTTGAGTATATTGTTGCTGGAGATTGATACTTCTGAACGTCTGATGCCGAACGCGGAAAGGATATTTGCTCCGGTGGGAGTTTTTCAAACCTTTCACGACATTTTTCAATATAAGCAATCACTTCATTCTCCGTTCCACTCATCATCAGTTTCAGAGCATCCTTAATCATTTGACGACAAGGTGCTGGAGTAGAAGATTTAACTGCCTCAATACCCATAATTTTGAGTTTGGGTTCTTCATAACGAACACCCTCATTATCCCAAACATTCAAAATATATCTTTTTTTAGCAGTCCAAATTCCACGATCAGCAATGCATTCTCTCTTCATATGCATTTTTTGAGCATATGCATTTACATATTCGGCAAGTTCAACATAACAACTTTCAATATATTTTTCAAGATCATTTTTACAAATCTTATCCAAAAATGAAATTATCTTTTCAGGAGTTTTATCCCTATTCTCAAATACCTTTTCAATCAAAGGACTCATATTGAGATATAAACTATCCGTATCCGAAGCTATAACCAAATCAACATTATCTGTTTTAAGTATCTTGTTAAGATATTGATTCATTTTAGTCTCAATCCAACGAATCGCAACCTGCCCAGAAAGAGTAATTGCCTCGGCATTTTCAAGTTTATAATATCTGAAGTAAGGTGTTCCAATTGCACCATACAAACTGTTAAGTTGAACCTTTCTAGCCATTTGAATATTATTACATCTTGAGATTTCTTTTTCTAATTCCTTTGTTGGATTTTTTTCATATTTTTGTTTTGCCGCAAGCATCTTTTTTTTATAAATCTGCCTATCATTAAAAATCTTCTGAACAAGATCCGGAAAAAACCCATTCACCCTGCGATAAAGAGATCCATTTGCGGCAATAGTGAGATTAACTTTTTTTAATGGTTCTAAATCCAACTCTTTATTAATAATCTCATTAACATTTTCTTTATTAGAAAGTTCCTTTACCCGTTTAAGTGTTTCAAGTTCTTTTACAATTTCCTCACGGGACATTTTACGAATATCTTTCCACATTTTAATTTTCAATAATTTTGTTATGTTTTTTACGGTTTTTATTCATAGTAATAATCTGCAAATTGTCTTCGTGATGCTTTCCTCCTTTTGAAATTGGAACGATATGATATACTTTATAAAAAATACCTGTTTCTTCTGTTAATTATTTTGCTTTACAATAAATCTAATTTATTTTTTGTTGATCTGCAGTTTCATGAAAAGCATCTCTTATTCTACATCTTCATAGCATACTCTCCAATTCTCTAATTCTGATATTCAAATCATCTTTAGTCACAAGTGTTTCTGGTGATATTGAATATTGCATAATTAAAGATGGATAGAGGGATGTTAAGTCAAAACTTACCACCCAATCATACATTCCAGGTTTTGGTTCCTTTACATAAGCACCGGCATATTTTTCATTCTTGGAAGAACGATTTTTTTGAGGAATAACAATATTTCTTTTCTTCAGGTAATTGTAAATCATATTGTCCCACATACGAACCTGATAGAATACATCATTAAAATTGACTCTGGCATCAAATGCCATTGTCAGTGCCAGTTCAATTAGTTTCATCTTGTCTTCCAATCGGTCAACAAGTTCCGTGTCAACAATATTGTACTCAATAAACTTCTGCCAGTTTTTTGTATAAAACTCTTTGAAGGTTTCATACTCAGAGTGATCTAGTTTTTTCTGTTCAAGTTCAACTTCGGCAATATAATCCAACCGATAAGATTCTTGTGTCTTATAAGTAAATTTCTTATAAAGGTCCAGATAATCAAGTTGTGTCACTCCACCAATATCAAATGTCGTATGTTTACGCCCTTGAATAAAGACCTCACCTTCACTCACAAGTCCCCAGAGAGACATTCTCTTCATCAACTTTTCACCAAGAACACGATTGAGACGTTTACAGATATAAGGAATATCATAAAGTTGTAGATTCCATCCAGTCACAATTTCTGGAGTATTATTCATCCAATAATGAATGAAGGAATCTAGAAGAGCAAATTCCGATTCACAACAGTGATAAATCAAATCACTACGATTATGAGTAAATGGTTTGACTCCCCAACTCACAATCTTCTTTGTGGAATAATCTTGTAATGTAATCGCAAGAATTTCTTCTGAGCAGGATTCAACATCAGGGAATCCATTTTCAGATGCAACCTCAATATCTATGGTTACAAGTTTGATTTTGTTAATATCAAACACAATCTCCTCTTCAGGATACTTCTCTGAGATGTATTGATAGACATATCTCTCATTTCCATAGATTTCAAATCCATCTACATCCTCATACTTCTTTATAAACTCACGACAATCTCTCACAGTTCCCGGTTGAACAGCATCAACAATTTCACCAGATAATGTTTTGTATTTGCTTTCTTTTTTGGTTTTTACAAAAAGAGTTGGTTTAAATTCTTCTCTAAATTCAATGTGCTCTCCATTCTCATATCCCCGAACCAAGAAATAATTACCAATTAACTGGATATTTGTGTACCAACGCATTATTTAATTAAGTCCTCATATTTTTCAAGAAGAGTAGGAGTCGGATCTGCAAGAGTTAAGATTTTATCAGAACTTATCATAAAGGTGTTTTGCTTCGTAACTTTATGTAAAAGTGCTTGTAGTGTATGTTCACCTTCCTTATATTCAGTTACAATATATGGATTTATCAGTTTACAATCTGGTTCTCCAATATCTGCACCAATCTCTTCAATCTGTGAGATTAATATTTGATTGTTCACCATCAACAGAATCTTTATCATCTTTTCCATAATTCATTACGTCCTCAATGTACATTTGTGTTAGTCGGGCAATTGGTTCAACAATCGTCACAACCCAATCCGAAGGAACTGGTATGACTTTATCAACCGTTAATGGCATCCAAGGATATAGTGATACTTGAAATGCTGATTTTTTTTGTTCTTCTGTGGATTCTTCAGTCAGAAGAGTCGGTTCTCGCATTTTTACAATACAAGGTTTGTTTAGAAAATATCCGATTACGTGACGATTTTCATCTTCTCCAGAAACCATCTCTGAAATATCTGCGATCAAATCCTCTCCAGATTTTAAAAGCAAAAGTTTTACTGTCATTTACACTCCATATTTTCATTTATTATAGCACAAGAAAAAGGGAGGTGCAACTGGATTTTACCAGTTACCTCCCTGCGACAACGATAGTTAGCTCAATGTTATTTATCAATCCCCATCTCCACCTGAACTTGAGTGACTTCTTATAGGAACTGCTTTTCCTTTACCAATTTTTTTAGACTTACCATTTTTATAAACGATATGGGGAAGTGCATTATCATATGCAATTGTTTTGAACTCATCAAACGATTTCATAAGATTTTTTCTTTTGATGTTCTGGAATAACTCTATTTAGTTTAATAGTGAGCAATCCATCCACAAAAGCAACATCCTTAACTTCTACATCATCGGATAAAGTCCAGGTGCGTGTAAATGCTCTTTTTGCCAATCCCTGATGTAGATATTCATCATCAGAATCATCAGATTTTTTTGCTTCCACAAAGAGTTTATTCCATTCCGTAGTAACTTCAATTTCATTTCTCTTGAATCCGGCAAGAGCAATTTCTAATCTAAAAGTAATACTGTCTTCTTTTACAAGATTGTATGGTGGATAGTTTGTATGCGTCTCAAATGTACTATCAAACCTTTTGAACCATTCATCCATTCCAATACTATTTTTTTGTACATCTAGTAAATACTTTGCAGTTTCTGGTACTGAAAGTGTAAGTGAACTTGTTCCGAACATAATAGACCTCCTTGAAGCGTCTTAATATTGATTGGATCCTTTCGGCATCCATTATTATATAGTAAGAGATCATAAAAAAAGCGGGATGTTGTTTCCCGCTCCTTTTTATTCGGTTTCCTGTATCTTACCTTTTTTACCAATATTATACTTCTGCTCCAATACCCATTCTCCCTTATCCTTATATGCAAGTACTTTGATCTGATTTAGAGGAGCAATATCTGCCACAGAATCTGGTTTTACGACAGTTATAAGTCCCCAATCAGCAAGCAAACGAACAATACGATTACGTCTTTGTACATCATTCACAGTCAAATTAGCGTGCTTACCATCAAGGGCAAACAACTCCTTGAAGTTAACAATAAAATATCTACCTTGCTTATGTAGAATATGACAAGATTGATAGAGTTTTTTCTCCTTACGAGATGCCACTCCAATACGAGTTAAAGTCTCACGAACTTTTAAAAAATCATCAGGTTCATTCAATAAGACCTCAATCATTTGATCCTGAGACCAATTAACCACAGGTTCTACTGTTGTATGTTCAGTAGTCATTTTTTTCCTCCAATATCAAGTCGTTGTTTAATGAAAGCAATTTGTTCTTTGGATAAGATTTTCAAAGATTGAGATGCTTTTTCATTACTATACCCATAGTAACGTTTCACATAATCAAGATCTTTGATTGTATCTTTACGGAGCCAAGGAGAAAATCTATTTCTTTTTCGTATACTATTTAGATAAAATGAATATTGCATATCTTTGTCTAAAGAATGATTAAGATTCATTTCATTTGCAAATAAAACACAATCAATATGTCCAGACAAACAACGATTGATAATATAAGGTACATAATCCTTCTCACTATCTGAATCAGTGTCCATTATATTAGTCTTTGTCTGATTAATTGAATTCAACCAGTCCTTCAGTTCGTAAGTCATAATTAAAAAGCAGAAGTTCTTTACGTTGTTTTTGATCTCTCATATATTCTCCCACAGAACGCATCGTATAAGTCAAATCAAACTCAGCGGCATTCCAGTTCTTAAAGCGATCCTTTACAAGTTGATCAGAATTATAACTCACCAACTGATCCATATTGTTATTATCGCAATCAACAGCAAACTTATTGTGATCAAAACCTTTATGCATTGACCCTTTGTTTCCATAGAGATTATCCTTAATATCATAAGGAGGATCAAGATACATAAACGCACCTTTGTTTCCATCCATCAAATGTTCATAGGAATAATTGGTTATACACCATTTGGAGATAAGTTTAGAATATTCTGGAAGTTTTTGAATACCACGCAGAGAGAAGTTGGAGTTGCTTGCCTGCGGAGAAAATGAGGAACTTTCCGTAAGACCACTAAAAGAACACTTATTTACAATATAAAATGCAACGGCACGATCAAAATTATTTACAGAAATATCACCAACATTAACTTTACTTGAAAGAAATAATGTCTTTGCCGATACCGGATCATTATGACTTGATTTCAAATCTTCCAGAGAATTCTTCAAATCTGTTCCAAATATTTGAAGTTGCTGCCAGAAATTTACCAAAGGTTCATAAAGATCATTTACCCAAATAGTTAAGTCCGGATACTTTTTAGTAATATGAATTGCCACAGATCCACCACCAAGAAATGGTTCCCGAAACTCATTATAATATCTAAGATCAGGAAAGTATGGGTCCATCTTTGTGACTGCCCTACTTTTCCCACCAGCGTAGCGTAATGGAGTTTTGAGTGCTTTCATTTAAAATTACTCTCAATCATTATTTCTGTGAGGCAAGCAAGCAGATTTATCTCTTGGTCTGCCACAAATGCCGATTGGTATTGATATTTAGCAATAATAAGAACGCAAGCAGCAATACTGGGACCATCCAAATGTTCATATAGAGCATCATACACCATACGAAGAATACTACTGGCATCATTATCAAGATTGGCAACAACCCATTTACGAACTTCCGGAAAGTTCTTTTCTTTGAGATGTTTAATGAGATCATTTACTTTTATATCAGAGAAGGTGGCAAGAATGGCAGAATCAATGCTACCAGATAGAGAATATCTTTGGAGAACATTAAGTAATTGTCTAGTATCTGGAAAATAAACTTTAATAAGTTCAAGAATAACTTTTTTATCATATTCAATATTTTGTTCATCCAGTATGTATGATACTCTTTTAAAAACATCAGACATCAATTGCGGTTTCTCATCCTTTAAAATAGGAGTGTATTTAAGAACAACACACCTTGATTGTATTGGTTCAATAATTTTATTGAGATTATTGCAAGTAAAAATGAAACAAACATTATTGTGAAGTTGTTCAATAACTCCACGAAGACAGAGCATTACGTCATTTGTTGTTCCATCAAACTCATCAAAAAATATTACCTTTTTCTTATCACTAAACATAGAAACAGTTGTCCCAAAATTGATCACTTGGTTACGAACTGTATCTAAAAATCTCCCCTCAGACGAACCATTCAGAAATAGAACATCCTGTTTGGTAATCTTACAAAGAGTTTTGATAGTTTGGGTTTTGCCACATCCCTGAGAACCTTGAAGAATAAGATTCTGATTTAATTGCCCATCCTTAACAACGTTGAGAAAGAAATTCTTAATACTTTTAGGTAGAATCAAATCTTCCACAGATTCCGGAGACCATCGCTCTACCCATAAAAATTCATTACGACTCATAATCAATTCCAATCTGGTTTTTTAAGTTCACTGGTAGGAACAATTTCCCACCATTCATTTCCATCAAAAATATACAACTTACGTGTATGTTTGTCAAGAAAAACATCACCTACCCGATAATTCATACCCAAGATGGTCGCCTTTCTGGCATACGAAGATAATTAGATGCAACCCAAGGTTTGGATGCAATATACATCTTGTAAGCAGTAAAAGTATCAATGCTTGTATCAAGTTTATATTCATCAGGCATAGCACGAGCAAATGGAGTCACTTCTTTAATCTCACCTTTTGGAAACAATTCATATGCTTGCAGTAAGGTATTATAGCACGAGTGAATTTTATTATACCGTAAAGTATATTCATCACACAAGTTCATTCCGTGCTTAATTAACCAATAAGCATTATCAATAGATCGTGCTGCCCACTTGGTGCAGGGATGATTACGGAAGGCACCTTTATCGGTCTTGTAGGGGGTTCCATCGGTCTTGGGCAGAGTTCCGTATCCGTGTCCCCATTTCTCTGATGCCACGATAGAGAGCATTTGACATGTCTCTAGGCTCATTTTATTTATATGGCGGTCAGGAAGTACAATAGCACTTTCTTTTGGACACGGAGAAGTTACAAATATATTGATGGTAGGTTCCTCAAAGTTTTGTAATAATTGAATAATTGTTCTAACTCTTCTAATGCATTATCCTTTTTAAGAATGTTTGCTCTTCTGCTGAAAACTGTAACATTTCCTTTTATATACCCTTTAGAAAAGTAGAATCGGGTTCCAAAGCACAATAATACTTCAAGTCTCTGTCAGTGCTAGTAAATCGTGACAAAAGTTGTTGTGAGATGACAACATCATAGGAACCAGGAAGAATCCGAATATTCTCCACTTTAAAGTTAAACGTAAATATACTATTAGTCTCTCCAACTACAATTGAAAAGTCATTTGAAGTATTATTCTTTTTATCCTTTACCACTAACTTAACAACACCTGACTCACCAACCACAGATAAGTCTGGGAGTTGATAAATCGCAGCAGCTTTAAGTAGTTTATCCAATTGTTGAGTATTTAAATTAAAGCACACATCTTCACTCGGAAGAGTGATCTCTTTATTTGGTGGTGTTACAATTAAACTGGCATCAGCAAAGAAATACTTTGAACGAGACTTTCCTTCTCTGATTACAACATACCTATCATTTTCAAAGTCAAGTTCTGGTGTTTGATGAAGATTAAGTCCATTCAAAAACTGATTCAAATCATAAATTCCAAAGTCTTTTGGAAAGGTCTCTGCAATCGTTGCCTCTGCAAGTATGATCTTTGTCACACTCATCGTCCTCAAAGAACTACCCTCTTTAAAAAGAATAGATTGATTGATTCCAGAAAAGTTTTTTAGTATAGCAAGAGTATTATCAGAAAGTTTCATTGTTGTTCTTAGTTTGATTATTAAAACCGGCAAAATGGTATAGAAGAATACCATAATGGATAATCTTCAGTGCGTCAAGACGAGACATTCCATCCTTTTTACCAAAACGAGAAGAATACTTAATAAGATTATCACGGCAGAAAGGAACACCGTCACCAATCGCATCAATCATATCCAACACCTGAACTTTGGACTTTTCAGATGCGTAGTGTGAGTTATATGTACTCACAATGTAGTCATTTACTGCCTTTAGAGTTTCACCTTCACTAAACTTCCAAAAGTGTTCTGGATTTGATTTTTGTAATGTAAACGGATTCAAATTGAATGATTGTGAACTCATAGTTGTACTATGGTTATTTGAAAATGTTACTGCTGGCGCAGATTCCCCTAAATTAAAAACATCTGGTGATGCATATGGATTTCCGGTAATACCAAATCCATCATCTTCCCAATAGTTATTAATACGAATATGGTCATCACCCACTCCACCAGGAAGATGAGAACCTACAAATGAAATGGTATCATTGGATTCTGATCCAAACATTATACTATCTCCAGTTGGAATATAGTGACTATAACTTGTTTCAAAGTTTTCTTTCTTTTCAGGAATTTCAGACATAAAATTTCAAAATAAAGGACAAAAAGGGAGGAACTTACCTCCCTATATTATATCAGAAAGGAGAAGGTTCGTCAATATTTGGGAGAACTTCATTTGAAACCGCAGTGGGCATTTGGAAGTCTGCATCAATCTTATCATACAATTCCAAGAAAGACTGCTTGGTTTCATCGTCAAAGCGATTTACACAAACTTGTATTGCTTTTGCTTTATCATTAAAAATAGCATAAGCACGAATGATATGCACCAAGCGGCGGGTGCTGATGATTTCTTCAATACCACCGTCATAGAACGTCTTCCTGATCACGTCACCCCAATCGCAAAGTCGCTTACAAAACTCACGGTCTGCAATACCCAAATTAAGAGCAACACCTTCAAGAATCTTCTGCTCGGTTACAGGGGCAGGATAGGACTGCTCAAAGGTCACGGGGAAACGTTCCAAAAATGCTTCGTTCAAAACGTTGGTGCCAATGAAGCGACCATCATCAGAACCCTTACCCTTTGTATTTGCAGTTGCAAAGATATTGAAACCGGCAGAAGGTTTTACATACTTACCAATCTTTTTAAGAAATACTCCTTTCCCTTCTAAGACAGATTGAAGGCAAAGAATTTTATTAGAAGCAAGGTCAATCTCATCTAGCAGGAGAATAGCACCACGTTCCAGTGCTTCAATCACAGGTCCATTATGCCAAACAGTTGCACCATCCACAAGACGAAAACCACCAATCAGATCATCTTCATCAGTCTCAATCGTGATATTGACACGAATCAATTCCCGACCAAGTTGAGCACACGCTTGCTCAATACTGAACGTCTTACCATTACCTGAAAGACCCGTAATAAACGTTGGGTAAAAAATACGGGACTGAATAATTTTTTTAATATCGTTGAAGTTACCAAACTTGACGAAGGTATCATCTTTATCAGGAATAAGATTTTGTTCCAAAGCAGGAAGAGCAGCAGGAGAAGAAAAACTACGTTCTATTTCTTGAACCTTTTCTTGTGTAACTTCCAAATTCCACTTACCACGAGAAGTCTTATATTTTTCAAGATTTTTTGTAACGGTTTGATAGGCACTTCCATTACTAGCACACCAACCACGAATGTCGGCGCCAGTAATTTCTGACCCATAAAGTGCTTTGAGAGAAGAAGCGATGTAATCTGGTGTCATTTTGAGACGGGGCATGATAAATGGTTTGTTTCATCATAGTCATTATAACAGAAATAACAGTCTCAAATCCACCCTATTGGACGGTTTTCAAACTGTCTCTAATTTCACTCAGACGATTTAGACTTACTAAATGTCCTTTATATCCAGGATAATATTTTTCTACAAGAGCACCAATACCCATCGCAGTAATGGCACTCTCACACTTTAAATAAACTCTTTTGTTTTTGTGATCTACAGCACAGGGCATTCCCCAGATTTCGTTTTTCATTTTAATTCGTAATCAGGATACTTTTGTTTAACTCTATCTCTAAATTGACCATTAAATGTAGGAGGATTCAATTCTCTTTTTTGAGTAATCACTTTAGTATTGTGATCAATGATCAAAAGTTTGTCCATGTTGTCAGTTTTTTTCATTTGGGATTCATTTAAATTGTAATTTCTTTTTACCAACTATGGTTGCACCTTCACCTGGGTTTAATGGTAAATTTGCATCTCTAGTTGACATTTTACCTTGATCATATTTTTTCCCCAATTTAGGATCAGCATCAGATCTTCTAGAAGTTCCCAACCATGATGCTTTAGGTTGTGATCCTGGTTTTTGTTTAATAAGAACACTATCTTGATCACCTTCTTTAGAATTAGGTTCTTGATTTTTTTTCTGTTTTAATCCTCCTTCTTGGCCTAGTTTAGATGCAACTTTTTTAAACTTTCTCTTACCCATTTTACCAGATGAAACTACAAATGATTTTTCTGTTTGATCTTCTGTTGTTCCAGTTTCACGATAAGCACCTTTAGTTTGTGTTGGCCCAGGAAGTCCAGCACCACGAATACGTTTAACAAGTTTATCTGATCTTTGTTGTTTTTCTTTATTAGTTTTATCTGACCTATCAGAAGACACTATAGCAACACCTCCTTTTTCAATCTTAGAAACAATCCTACTTAAAGATTTCTCTTGAAGATCATGACATTCTAGCACAAATTCCTTAAAAGTCTTCATTTTAATCTTTTTAGGTATTTATCATACAATAATTTCCATAAACTCCCCAAGAACTTTTTTATTCAATTTTTTAGTCTTCAAACTCTTCACAAATGCAGATTTAATTTGGGTTTTAGTAGCATCTTCGGCAACTTCAAATTCTACCTCTTGAGAAAGAGAAGAAGATGAAAGTCCAAAGTATGCATCATAAGCAGATGTTAAGATATTGAAACTCCTTTGCTTTTTCCAATCTGTCATAATCTTATCATATTCTTTGGTTCCTTGTTTGCAATAAATATCGATAAAACGGGAAGCGTCCCGATTTGCAAGAACCCGAATACCAATAAAATTCACTGTTGGAAAATTATCTTTCAAATTCTTCAAAAGAGTATTTGAAAATTCAGAGTAATGACCACTTCCAAAGTTATAAGTGTTTCCGGTTTTACGATCTCGAAGAAAAGTACAATATGAGTAAATTCCACGCAATCCCATATAAAGTTCAGTACCACGCTTTACTTCACAATGATACGGGATATGATTTGCTTCTCCATCAGTCAAAATTACACACTGAACTTTTTGCAGTTTATTGTCTCTCTGAAACTTTGGAAGAATTTGATGTAGAGAAATCAAACTTTCATTCAAAGGAGTGCCAGACAGACACAAACGATGAGGATAAGTAAACTTACAGGAATATGTGTTATTAATGCAAGTAGCAAGTCTCCAAATATTCAACATCTGATGCTCCAGAGTTTTAGTATTTGTATTGCTTGTAAAAAGATTTATCAGAGAAAAATCTTCAGGAACGCAAAACAATCCTCCCTTTATTTCATAATGTTTAGGATAATCAGGTGAAATTTTTCCGGTTTTTGCATCATATTGAGGGCGTCGCCATTCATTTGAGAAAGCATAAACCTCAAATGGAATATTGACTTTCTTACAGAACCAAATCAGATTAAACAGTTGCTTACAAGTGTCCCGAAGAACTGTTTGCATAGATCCACTCCAATCCAAAATAAAAATCAAACCGTGATTTTTACCATCAGGAATTACACTGACTTTTTTAAACAAATCTTCATTATACTTATAGGTATGAAGACGAGCAGTATCCAAGACACCAGTTCGAGCAGTAGAAGAACGAGCATAACTATCTGCTGCCTTACGGCATTCAAATTCTTTTACCAGATAGTTGACTTCTTTCTGTGCTGAATTCTTAAATTCTTTGAATGATTTATCTACTTCTTCAAATATATCATAGGATGCAAGATTATGTTCTTCCGAAGTTTCATCAAATCTTTGTTGTTGAAGAGTAAAACTCATATCAATGTATTGATGAATCTCAGAATTATTTCCGATTATGGTTTCCAAATTGACTTTAGGAATTTCCACATAAGTATTTTCACTTGCATCATAGTTTACAAGATTTTCAATCTTTTCACGAAGAGAATCTGCAGTGCGAACTTTAGGTTCTTCTGATTTATCTGCACTTACTTCATTACCTTTAGCCGTTCCACCATAACTACCAGATTCTTCTGTTTGCACTTGATCAGATTTACCATCTTCAGATTCTTCTGACTCTTCTTGAGATTCTTGTACTTGATTGTCAGAAGATTTATTACCTTCTTCTTGCCCGTGAGAATCAAAATCGGCAACTTTTTGCTCTTGCTGCTGCTCTTTCTTGCAATACTCATAAAGTTTTTCGGCAGCATTAAGAGCATCATCAAATGATTCACACTCACCAATCAGACTAACAATTTTACTTTCCTCTGGAGAAAAATCCAAAGGAAGAAAATTACCAATCTTAAAGTAAAGATTTACACGGTCAGCAAGATTCATCTCATCAACTTGTTCATTTTCAATTTGAAAGAAGTCTTGTTCGGCAAGTTCCTTATAACCGTTATAGAAAGTCTTTGCGAGACCAGCATAACGACGCTTCATCAGTTTCTCAATACGAGCGTCTTCTACCACATTCACAAACTGTGGAGGAATCTTATGTTCCTTTGTCCAATCAATATTGTCTGTAAAAATCGCATGAGCCGATTCGTGACTCAACAAGAGGTCATAAACAGCATTAGATGCGCGTTCCCATATCGGCAAAGTTAATACCCGAGTATGAACATTAAAGCAAGCAGTCTCTACCTTCTTATTCTCCACAATTAGGTCTTCTGTAGAAAGAAGGCGAGCAAGCATTCCTTTGATTTCAAAATTAACGGTCATTTGAGTTTGTTTGATTGTTTCAGTATCATATCAAAAAAATTTTCAATCTCACCGTCATTTGGACAGTTCTTTAACCGTCACAGCGGTCCAACCCTTATGATGAGTATTGATACCTATTATAACACTTCTCATACGAGTTGTTGTTAATTTATTTTCTTTACAAAACTTATTTAAATTATCAATATTTATAAAAAAAGAAGCGTCTCTGGAGTTGAGACGCTTCTTGAGTGCTTGGCGACGTGCCTTTGCTTGCCTCAGTGCTTGAGGTTTGAGATGGCGTTTCTGATCCTTCTTGGAATGATGGTAGCGATTCGGGACTTGCATTGTTCTGTTTGTTTATGATTCTACTTTATATGAGAATTCTTACCTGTGCAAGGAGGATGTGCCACTTTATTTATTGTCTTATGATTCAGTTTTATATGAGAATCCACCTTTCTTTTCAAATTTAAGTGTTGATTCAAACTTTTCTTCTAATCCAGATTTGTGTGAAATTACAAAAACATTAGTATCTTTAATAACATACTTAATAATTTTTAGAAACTCATCAGTTCCAAAACTATCCAGAGAAGAGTCAAAAACCTCATCAAATAAAAGAATATTGCAATTTACAGAGTTCTTAACTCTTGCAATTTCTCTCCAAGCAAATACAAGAGCAAGGTTAATTTTTGCCTTCTCACCTTCACTAAAAGAACTATAAGAGAAGTTTTCGTGAATAGGAGACTTGATACTCTCATTAAATTCCGAATCCAATTCAAAATTAATATAAAAATCCATCATCTGTAAATAACGATTCACCTGCTGATTGATGAATGGCAGATATTTTTTGATAATTTTGGTTTTTACACCATCATCTTTGAGAAGAGAATATGCAAAATCATAATGAACAATCTCTTCCTTTTTAGTTCCCAAATCTTCAAATATTTTTTGAAGACTAGTCTGAAACTCTTCTAACTTTTCGTGCTCAGTATTTTTATTTTCAAGTTGTTGGGTAAGTGTTTGAACTTCACTTTCCAGATCCCTAACCTGTCGTTGGTTAGAGGAAATCCTAGCATTGTTTTGAGAAATATCATTGTTGAGTTTCGTAATCTCCTTAGATAGAGCAATAAATTGACGTTCTCTTTCTTCTTCTAGTTTTATGGTATCTTCAAGGTCTTTGTAACCTTGTTGAAGTTCCTTTGCACTATTTTGAGCATCGGCAATCCTATTTAACCGAAACTCTTCTTCAATTGTTTGTGTGCAGGTAGGACAAACCGTATTTTCTGTGAAGAACTTATGCTCTTTAGTAATGGTAGATACTTTTTGGGATATTTTACCTTTCAGGTTACCCAACTTCCTCAGTTTATCAGTTGCTCCAGTAACATCTTCCTGCTCTTTAACATATCCAAAGATACTTTCTTCTGTTGTTGAGTTTTGAAGCATATAAATATCAACTTCAGAAATCAAATTAGTAATCTTCTGTTTGTTAGCATTAATATTATCTTTACCACGACTTTCCAATTTTTCAATAAAGTTCTTTTGCATTTGAACCTTATCTTTAATTAATTCTTTCTTAAGTTCTAATGATTTAATCTGCTCCTTCTGCTGGCGAATCTTATCTTTAATGATATTATTCATTGCAGAAAAGATACGAATATCCAGCAAGTCTTCAATGACTTCACGACGATTTATAGTAGTCAATTGCATAAAAGGCACAAAGGTGCTTGAACCCAGAATTACAATCTGCGTAAAACTGCGATAATTAACTTTTAGAATATTTTCTTCTAGAATTTTTTGATTTGCACGATCATCTGCTTCCCTATGTAATTGTGTCCCATTCACCTCAATATCAAAAATATTAGGTCTTATTCCACGACGAACCAAATAATTTTTATTGTTTATAGAAAACTCAACTTCAACAACACAATCCTTTTCGTTGGTGCTATTGGAAAGTTGATTTTTGTTAATTTTACGAAATGCTTTGTTGAAGAGAGCAAATGTGAGGGCATCTAGAAGAGTTGATTTTCCCGCGCCATTTGCTCCCACAATCAAGTTAGTTTTATTTTTTGTAAAATTAACTTCCGTGAAATGCTGTCCTGTAGAAAGAAAGTTTCTCCATCTAATTTTTTTAAAGGTAATCATGATTAATATTTTGGGGGGATTACAATATCGTCTGAGGTAATAATTGTATACTTATAATCGTATATGTCACAAGTTTTTAGTATAAGTTCGTCTTCAATTTCAATCACATTCATTTCCGGATATTCACCCTCTTCTAACATCATAGCATATCTGTCTGCATCATCCTCTTCCTCAAAAAGATATAATACTTTATCCCCATCTTCATCAATAACTGAATATGCTCCTTCTTCCTCTTTACCCAAAATTGTTAGTATAAACATTTTAGACTAACTCACACGCTTCTCGATAAATTTCCTGCATCATTCTTTGAATTATTGATTTATCAAAAGTTATTTCTGATTCATCGATATACCTATTCAAAATAGCAAGAGTGTCTTCAGATTCAAATGCCTCAAAATCTTCATTTTCACAATCCTGAAAATTTTCAACAATTTTAAGTTCTGCAACATTTGAATTGTAAAGTTTATCAATAAACTTATCAAACATTTTAGTATTTGTTTTTTTGCGAACTATCACCTTGACAATCTTATTCTTATACTCACGAGTATCAAATGTCTGATAATTCGTATCCTCATAGTGAATGACATAATACATTCGATAAGGATTATTTACAGGAATATGTTCTAGTGTTTCAGTATCAAAAATATGAAATCCACGAGTATCATTCACATCATTCCAATACATTTCATAAGGATTGCCCAAATAAAATATTTTTCCATTATTTGAGCGAGTATGATAATGACCAGAAAATACTTTAAAAAACCCATCAAATACTGCAGAATTCATTCCGTCATCCATTGTATGTCCACGATAGGCTTCAAATCCATTCAGTTCTAAATGCCCCATTGCAACTTTACATTTAGTATTTTTAATTGCCTTAAGTGACTCTTCTTCATTTTCAGTACAAATCCATGGAAGTAAAAGTACATTTAAATTATCAACTTTAATTTCAGTTGGAGATGAATATGTTTGAATATTCGTATAATCTTTTAGTAGAAGTTGAGGAGAGTTTATTTTATTCGAATTACGAAAAAAAATGTCATGGTTTCCCACAACCATATGAACATTATATTTTGAAAGTGGATCCAAAACCACTCTACGTGTCCAATCTAATCCCCAAAAATCAATACTTTTACGACTATCAAAAGCATCTCCCATATGAATAACAGTTTCTATTTCTTGCTCTTCAAGAGTGGGGAAAAATACATTTTTGTAAAATAATTCAAAATAATCATGAAGATGTTTAGAAGATTTACGTGCGGCCCAATGAGTGTCCGTAATTAAACAAATGCGCATAGAATATTTTAACTAGACTTTAATTATAGCACAGCAGATTCCAAAAAGTCAAGATTATCAAAAAACATTCCCAAACCAATATTACAATTTTTACACAATAATCCCCTAACTTTTCCAGTTTTGTGATTATGGTCTACTGCTAAACTTTTTCCAGCGGGACATTCATTATTACATATTTTAAATTTTTCATTTTGCTTTTCTAACAAAAAATTATAATCTTCTAAAGTAATTCCATAGTTTGTCTGTAAATAAGTATTTTTTACACTATCTTTATTGTTATAATATTATTCACTACATTTTTGTTTAGCAATATTATTTTTATATTGCTCTTTATATTTTTCAGGATTTTCTTCTCTCCATTTATCTAGTCTTTTTTTACCCTTTTCCTTATAGTGTTTTATTTATTATACACTATGGGACAAGTTAATACCTTGTCTTACTATGAACTGAATCTTTTATTGAGTTAAAATCAGAATAGTTCCCACCATCAATAGTGTTATCATCTGTAAAGACTTCATTGTATCCAGATCGTTCAAGAATTTTATTTTTGATTTCTAACTGACGCTTTTCTCTTTGAATACGGCGGAGAAATGCAAAATGAATAATTTGAGTAAAATATGCAAATGGGTTTTGTGATTTCTCTGGATTGAAATTGTGAATATACTGTATACAATTGCCCGTAAGTAGTCCATTTCCTAGAATGAATGAGTTAGTTTCCGGTTCTTCCAAGCAAAATACTTCATCTTCACAATATTCTTTAATATACCTAACTTTTGGTTCATAATGCTCTGGTTTAGCTAAAGTAATAACGTTTAAGTTTTTTCCGTTATCGAATGATCCGTCACCATCTTTTCTTTCTACCACTCTATGACTAACAATATGATATCCAGCATACGCTGCATAAGAAATCAACCATTCAGCAGCACATTGATTACTGGTACTTATTTGCAATCTATTGGTTGATGTTGTTTTGTGCCCATCGGCTAACCACCAACCATAGATAAATCCCGCAATATATTCAGGATCTGTAGTAAAAGGCAAATCTTTAACTAATGGATATTTTCCAATATAAAAACAAGGATCTCCATTAGCGTGCTTTGGGTACGATGGTTCATATCCAAAATCTGTTAAAAGATCAATAATCTCATCTTTTACTGCGTCTTGTTTACATACCCTAATTCTTGCATACTTATTACCTTGTGCTACAACCAGAGGATCGCCATAAACAACTGATTTGTGCCCTGATCCGTCTCCATATAAAAGTCCGTGAAGTACCGCATTTTTGTCATAAATTTTTTCAATAGGTGCATTTTTTAGGCAATCTCCAATCCTTAAATCAGTTACCACCTCATCTTTAAAATTTAAACATCTATTATTATTTCGTCTTGAAGAGACGAACCAACGATGATTTTCTGTTGCAATTACTTTTTGGGAAACACATTTTACTGGTACATTAAATGAAGAAAAACCATATTCATATAGCATCTGTTTTCCATAGGATTTAACAAATGCCTTTCTCCATTTTCCATCAATACACCTAACAGTAACTTCTTTTCCTAAGATAGATTGAATTTCAACTGGACCATATTCAATTGTTGGAATGATAGTGGATCTATGAAAACAGTTTTCAATACCGTCAGAAATCATATCCTCCTTGAACATATAGTTCACAAAATTTGGTTTAAAGGAAAGGTGATTTGCAATCTTTAGAAAACATTCTCCAATATAACGAGGAATAACTGGTTTCTTTTTATCTTGAAGGTGAGCAATTTCAACGTCCTCACGATACTTAATAAGTGCAGCAAGAAACTCTTTATTATTAACGTAATGTTCCGACCTCTTTCTCTTCGTCATAACTACTGTGCTTATCATAAATTTTATTCATTATTATGTAGTAATTATAGCACTTAATCAAATAGTTGACAAGGTATTTGAACCTGTGTATAATAACCTTTGTGAGGGTTGAAAGATTAGTATTAGGTAATTCTAAAGAGCTTCTCTAAGATCTCTTTAGCATCGTTAACATTAGCAACGTATCCCATTTTTCTACTTATTTTTAACTGATTCGAATTGTTTTTATCCAATTGTCTTACGTAAGACTGATACAGAGATATCATCTCAATATCAAAAGATTCAGAGAGAGTTAATACATCATTTAGATTGACAATAAACATATCTTCTGTTGTAGTTTTAAGCCAACGTTCAAACTTATATGCATATACACCCATTCTATTTTTAACTTCATTTATTACAATTGGATTTAAAATAATTAATAGAGTCCTGTTTTCTTCTTCAAAAGCAGAAACTTTAGCAAATATTTCTTCACCAGATTTAAATTTTACTGTTGCATAAAAGTCTTCCTCCACAATTCCCATTTACATTTTTCTCCTTTCTTTTTTTTCATCATGCTTTTGCAGATTCATTTTTATTTGTTATTAAGTTGTATTGTTATCATTTCATAGTTGAAATTTTCCTCCGAGTAAATCTTAATTCTTTCAATGAGATGATTTAGAGTATAATTTTTTCTTGAGTTATAAGTGCAATCATCAGAAATATCATACAAGACTGCTTTTGTTTTATTTTTTCCTTTTCTCAAAACTCTTCCGATTGATTGGAGATTTCTGATTCTTGATTTACTAGGAGAAGCAAAGATAACGTTATGTAGATTTTTAATATTAATGCCAGTAGAGAAAGTGCCGTAAGAAGCAACAATGATTGCATCATTTTCACTTTCAGTAATTTCTCTTACAAGTTCTCGTTCTTCTGTATCTACACCACCATGAATAAAGAAAACTTTACGGTCACCTTGCTTATTATTATTTATCTGTTCAAAAAGTATTGCACCATGAGATTCTACTCTACTGAATAGAACAAGAGTATTTCCCTTTAAGTCAAGAGTAAGATTAGTAATAAATTTGTTTCTTTTCTCATGAGAAATCAGATATTGAATTTCATCTTCATAGGTTTCAAACCTTTTTGGTGGATGCTTGAGAATCAGACATTGAATATCTAATTGAGAAAGATGTCCTTTCTGCATCAGTTCATCAGTATTGATAATCTTGTATGAAGGTCCGAATAAACCTTCTAGAACAAGTTTATTAACTTCTATTCCATCTAATGTTCCCGTAAACCCAAATCTATATTTTGCATCCTTGAGATTTGAAGCAATAGATGTAAGACTTTTCGCCTTTACACCATGACAGTTGTGAACTACACATCCCTCTACGATGTAATTGTGATCATTTTCTACTTCTAAATTATAAACAAATTCAGGTTTGTCTATTTCTGTTCTTTGTGTTAACTTCATAAAATTTTTTACTATTTGAAAAAATGACTGATTCAGAATCTAAAAATTTAATATAGGATGTTTTGTTGTAAGTCTTTAATTTAACAATATATTTTTCTTTAAGAACTTCATAATTACGAGACATTTTGCTTTAATAATATGATATTATGATTTATTAATGATATTGTGATTTTCCGTAAGCATATCTGCTCTAACCCATCCATCTTCGGTTAAAAATTTATGATTCCCTGTGACATCTATTGATGTTCCGTCATCAAATTTTAATCTGTACATTTTTTCTCCTGCACTTTTTTTGATATTCTTGTGTGTTTTTAATATCGTGTCTTCTTTAAATTCTTTTTTATTTTCATCGTAGTTGATAATAATATCACCTTCATTTAAATCTTTAATCTTCACATAACCATCTGGAGTCAATACCCTCATATCACCAGAAAAACACTCATCACATATAACACAATCAAACTTCTGAAAATAAGGTTTTGGTAACTTTACTAATGACTGCCAAGTCGAAATATAAATTTCTTTATCACTTTCCTTTTCTCTTCCAGAATAAATCATGTGACAGTGATTTTCAGCATCATAACCATAATCCTCAAAGTCCTTAAACATTTGAGATACCAGTGATGTCGTAGGTACAATGATGAGAGTTTTTTTATCTTTATTTTGAAAGTATCTTGCAATGGCATAAATCATCAGACTTTTACCACTACCAGTAGGAGACACAATTACCTTTCTGTTGTACCTCAATGCCTCGTAGATGCCTGCAATTTGATAATTTCTAGGGGTGTGCCTACTAATTGCCGTAACATAGTCCTTAACACCCTCTCTGGATATGTCTGGATTGACTTCAAAAGGAAGACCATAAAACTTGTTATCCTTGAACTCATAGGTATAATCATGATTCTTGCAAAACTGAATCACACGATCTAAGAGTCCAACATATATTTCTCTTGTATTTACATTAAACATATAAATTTTCCCGTCCCACCACTTATTTTTATAAGCTGGTGAAAATTTTGCGTTTGGAACTTCAAACTGAAATGTATCTCTCAATTCATAATAGACGTGGGGATCTGCCTCAACCTGAAGATATATCTCATTCTTTTTCGAGATAATCAAATTTGACATTCACAAAGTATCAGTTATGAGTATTTATTTCCTTTTTGCAAAGCAATTTTTTTATAGGGGGCACTCAACGTTCTTTTTATATCCTTGCTTCTTCTCCCAGATACAAGTTGCTGCCCACTTATTATATTTAATTGTATCCTGCGGTAAATTTCATAAATTCTATGCTATTTTTAATTTGATAAGTTCTATTGGATATCATCTTAATGACTTCCTCAATAAACTTCAGCATAATGTCATAATATCTGATTTTTAGATCTATCTTATTCAGTTTCTCATCGGCGTCCATATGCCTCTGTAACGCCTCTTTATCTCTGACCTTATATGGGAAAGGTTCTTCCTCATAAACCTCTATTGGTGCCTTTCCTGTATAGTAATTGTGGCGTTCCAATCTTACTCTGTTATAAGTCTCTCTTGCTTTTTCTCGCAGTAGCGTAATCGTATTATATATGTTATAATATTTTGCATGAAGTTGAGGAATTTTTAAAGACTCTGTATGAAGGTTATTTTGATCTATCTTGGCATCCTCCACCCACATTTTTTCAATTGCATCAAGATCAAGGATCATAAGGATTTCCGGAAAGATCTACTATATTGTAAATAGTATACTTGAAGGATACGTCTGCTGTAAAGTATTGAACATCGGATGCTGTGGCATCAAAGGATAATGTTGAAAGTGAATATGGAAATAGATCTTTAAAAATTATTTGAAAATTTGGAATTAAACTACTTGTCAATATTTGAAGAGTACCATCGGAATAGATATCCATTCCACTTTGAGAATATCTTGCATTTATAAATCCATTACTTTGTAATTTATAAATTTCATCCAAATTTTCTGGATATCCAAGACCACGAATCCATTTTTGAATTTCCATATAGTTTTCGAGATTCTCATCTACAAGAAATCTGAGATTTAGATCTCCAAAAACTATCTTATCTCCCGGTTGATCAATATCCTTCAAGTATGTTGTTTGAACTGCAATACCAAGATTTAAATCTGGAATATTTGCTTCATTGCAGAAAAATGCAACTTTAGGACTTCTTTTCAGTAGAAATTTAAATCCTGTAGGTGATAAAAAATTTCTATTCTCAATCTGTGTTGCCATTTTTTTAATTATTTAGATAAAAAAAAGGACCCTTAAATTAAGGGTCCTTCAAGTAATCTCATATGAGATTTACATGAGATTTTTTACAGCAACACGTCTGTAGTAACGGTTTGCATTGGTTTGTAGTCTGCCTAGACCTTGAGTGGTTCCTTCTGCGAATGGGTTTGCAACCAGACCATATCTGGTTTTAAATCCAATCTTGGGTTGGAAGGAATTCTCACCAACGGCACGAACCATTTGAAGAGGAACATAAGGACAATAGAACAATCCGGCATCATAGGGAGAAGAACCCTTATAACCAACAACATAATACTGGTTACCTGGAGTTGTGTTACCAGTGGTCAAGTTAGCAGAATATGGGTCGATGTAGACGCGGAATTTGCCCATTAGAGTACCAGCAAAAGTATTACCGGTATCATCAACGTTAAGGTTGGCATTTAGTGCTGGAGTGTAATCAAGAACACCAGCCATGGTCAGTGCTGAAGCAACGTCAGCAGAGCACATTACAATGTTGCCCTTTCCACGACGAGTTCTTTGTGCGATTGCGTTAGCATCACGCTCAATCTGGAATAGAAGTCCTTTGAACTTCTCAACAGACCAACGACCATTGGAATCAACATCAAGATCAAAAACACCAGCAGTAGCGGTGTTTTGAACTGCACCTTGCTCGGCAACCTTGTAGATGGTTCTGATAACTTCGCGGTTGATTTCAGCAAGAATCTCTGTTGAGAGAATATTTGCCAATTCTGCTTCAGCATTCAGACCGTGAATTGCCTTAAGGTCTTGAGCAAGTTCAAGTGAATACTCAGCCTTTAGAGCGCGTGACTTTGCAGTAACTGTGACCTTCTCAATTGAGAATGCCATCTGGTTGAACTGGTCGCCATTCACACCATCACCTAGTGCTTCTGCATCACCAGTCTGCATTCCATTACCAACGTTGTATGCAGTTTGATCTGCAGTTGAGGTTGGGTTTAGAACTGATGGGTTAGTGCCTGATTGAGTAGTAGTACCAATACCTGCATTGGTGCTACCAAATCCAACGTTATCAAACGCCGAGTTCATACCGGAGTATGCCGAATCAACTTCATTGAAGAATGCTTCGGTACCGCTCTGGTTGGTGTAGCGTGAACGCATTGCAAAGATGAGTCCAGTAGGACCACTCATTGGTTGAACACCAGCAAGGTCATATGCGACCAGGTTAGGCATTGAACGTCTAATCAATGAGATTAGAACTGGATCGAAACCAGCAGTAGGACCACCAGCAGCAGAACCACCGGTGAAACCACCAGTACCTGTTGAGTTTGTTGGTGATTCCATCAACATTGACAATGAACCATTGTCGAATGAAGACTGCTCTCTCAAAAATTTTTCTTGGTTTTCTAGCAGGACAGCGGTTACCGCCTTACGATGAGAATCTCTGATTGGATCAAGACCCTCATAATTGAGGAGAGGTGCCCACTTTTCCTGCAGATGTTCTGATTGAAACATTTGCTTTTACCTTTTTAAGTGAATGTTTGTGTTTGATTAAATGTTGAATTCAATTATTTGCTAAATGCTGAAAGAGTTCTCAGATAGGCAGACATTGAACTTGAGTGTGACTCATGAGCAACGTCTACTCCTTCTGAAAGGGTCTCAGTCTTTGCAGATGGAGATACTGTTCTTGAGAAGTATGACTCCTTCAAGATTTCCAGCTTCTCACGATATTCTTCTTCACTTTCAAACTCAACACTTTCGGCAAGTGAAGCGAGCTTCTCTTTCTGAGTGGAAGCAAGTCCCTCAGAAATCTGATCTAGGATTCCATCAGCAACCGACTCTGCGAGACGCTTGTTAAGGGAAACGTTTTTATCAATCTGCTCGTTGAGTTTTGTCTCCATGTCATCAAGTTTATCTACCATACTCTCAAGTACATCATATCTATCTTCAGGGATTGTTACATAATGATCTTCAAAAAGACCTTTCATTCCTTGAAGGAATGATTCGGTAATTTCGGTCTTAAGACCGCTTTCAACCATAAGTGCATTCTCGGCGAACCACTCATCAGATACATACTCAAGGTATGCATCTACACGTTCGGAAAGTTCAACCTTGATTTCTTCAACTTCCTCGGCAAGTGCTTCGGAATATTGATATTCAAGTGCTTCCTTGATTTCGCTAACTTTTGATTTCAAGGCAGATTCAAAAATGGTTCTTGCCTTGATCTGAAACTCTTCCGAAAGTTCCTCACCATCAAGAAGAGCATTTACATCTTCTTCAATATCAAAATCTTCTTGAATATCTTCTTCATCCTCATCTTTATCATATTTATTCTTGTCTTTATCATATTTATTCTTGTCTTTTTTCATATTATTATCAGACTTTTCTTCATCTTCATCTTCATCTTCATCTTCATCTTCACCATCAGCAGATTCGAAGAGTTCCTCTTCTTCATCATCATAATCAGTATCTTCCTTCATCCCCTTCATAGGATCAGCAGCCTTGGCACCTTTGTTGACAACATCTCTGACTTGTTTGAGTGTCGTACCAGGAATTTTTAACTTCGCTGAGTCATCATCTGGACGATAGTTTTCTGGAGTAGGTCCTCCAAGATCTTCCCAACTACCAGTTTGACCAGGAGCAATGCCCGTAGTCAACTTTTGCATTGGTTCTGCTGCTTTCGCATTAGAATTTACAGCAGTTTTGGATTGCTTAGTGCCCACTTCCATTTCTTGTAGATCTCCACGAGACATTTGAACTCTCCGATTTACCTTTATTAAATCTATATTTATTTATAATTTAAATATTTGCAAGAATCTAATAAATCATATTAAATTTATTTATTCTATTTTTATTCTATTAGAAGTATCTATTCCTCTATGATTTTGATAATTTGACAATGCTGCAGCATTGGTGATATATCCAGTTACTGTGCAATGCCATTTCTGAGAATTAGTTTTTTTTGTTATTTTACTCCTATACTCAGATGTGAAAGCAAATAAACCCGTTCCATTTTTTAGATTTACTTCAGCACCTTTTTTCCCATTTTCAGAAAGATTTTGATAAATGCCACGATTATTTTCCAAATCTATTTTTGCACGTTTTTTTGCCCTAATAACCCGATCTTCTTTGGATAATTTATGACATCCTCTTTTTTGCTCAACCATTCTCTTAGAATTTTCTTTTCTTTGACTTGTAGTGAGTCCATACAATCCTATTTCCAGTTCTTTATGTATTTTTGCAATTTTTTCTCCATTTTTTCTTCTGATATTTAAAGAAAAATTACCACCACAATGTTCATTCAAACACCATTTATCTTTATTGTATACTGGTTTAATTAATCTTCTTTCAATTTCTTGTGCTTCTATCCAACCATCATCAGTAAAATCAAAAAACTGAAGTATTTGTTTCTCTGGGGTATAAAAATTCCAAACCCATTTATGTGTTACGGGAGAACCCCAATATTCCTCATTGAAGTACTTTTCTTTATGAAGTCCATAGTAATAATACGGAACTTCAATAAAGGTAATTTTATAAACATAAATGCGAGATTGCATGACTGCTCTAAACTAACTTGCATAATTATTTATATTAAAGGAGAGTATTTCTACTCTCCAATCCTGATAAGTGCAAGTTAGTCAGGCATTTTTATTTATAAAGAATTTAAAAATTCGTTGAATAATGATAATTTATGCTCTTCCAGCAATCTTTGATCTACTAATTTATCAATTTTTTTCTTTGTTGATTCAATTAACCAATCATTTCTTGATGAATCATAAATCCACTCAACACCTTCAAGTATTCCCTGAACGAATGCATCAGGTGCAGAAGGATCTGCAACAATATCAGCGGCAGTTGCGAGCATAAAATCTCCACCAACTTCATTGTATCCATCACGATTTCTTGTCACAGACCCTATACCACGAGAAGAAACACCAAGAGTCACACCAGAGTTTAAAAGTGCCTCAGCAATTTTACCCATTGGAGTGGGGAGGATTTGTGCCTTACCAATAAAATTATTTCCTTCTGGAAAAAGAGAAACAATTTTATGTGATACTCTATCTAGATTTACCATAGGATCTTTTGGATGTCCAAGTTCGCCAAGAGCACGACCTTTATTCACATATTGCTCATTATATCTTTTAACTTCCCTTTCCATAATAGAAAGACGATATATTCTATTATTACGATTTGGTTGCTCTGTTTGTAAAAATGGGCCCTGTATAAACAGAGTTTTCTTTCCATTTATACTTTCAGTAATAACTTCTACTGATTCAATTTGTTCTGTAATGAGTTTCATCTTATGCTTGGTTGGTAATTTGGACTTGTTGATAATAAACTGTTCCACCACCACCTGCTCCATAAGCAGCAATTTTTTGAGAAATAACTGCGGTTGCATCAGGTGGTGCAAAAGCAGTCAAAATTCCA